GTACAAAAGAAAAGACTAAATAGCCTTAATAATTAAATGAATATAAATTAATGAAAAAATACACCTAAATAACTTGCGCTCGTTTTTATTGGTGTAATAATAGGAGCAGTTATTTAACCTAACTAATCAAATCTAACCTAAAACACCTTATTCAATGAACAATATTAGACAATCTAAGGAATGGGAATTGCTATTTGACAAGCTCCAAAAAATTCAAAATACAATAGACAATCGGGATATTTTAACAATTACCGGGTTTTTTACCACTATAGAAGAACTAGAAAATCATGTAGGACGCTGCAGTTTACAGCGCATGATTCAAAAGGCCGCGCGTTAATTAACTAACTCAACAAAAAACGAACAAATGAACTATGGAAACTCATAAAAAAACACCGGAAGATTTTTTAAGCTCACTTAATGAGGAATTCATAAAGTATTTATGGATACTGGAAGATAAAGAATTAGCTTTGGAGCTTTTAAAAATACAATACCAAATACTTACATTAAAAAACAAACAAACAACCTATAAACCATAAATAAACAAAACGATATGACATCACACACACTAACACCAGCACTGGGCCGAGATTATAAGAATAAAAAAGAAGTAATTGAGGCATATAAACAAGGGAAAGATTTTATCTATGCACCTACGGGCCAATATTGTTCCATAAGAGACTTTAAAGGTCAGCAAGTAATGTTGAGATATGACAAGCTCAAAAAAATAACACAAGCTAATTAATATGGAATTCCTTTTATTAGTCCTTATTGGAACGTGTATTTTATGCGTTATAGCTGGAATATCTGAAAAATATTTTTAGAATATATCCTTTTTTTAATTATTGAACCCTGGATTGCTAGTTTAATTATTAGCTTTCCAGGTTTCAGTTATTAAGAACCAATCTTATTAACTGGTTATTAACCTATAACCAACTCAAACAAAATGAACAAAACGAAATACACGTTCAATCGTGCAATGGCGCTTGAATTAGTGGAGCTTGTAAATTCCATAGAAAAGAACGGACTAGAGCCAGTCTTAAAAGCCCTAGAAGATATAGAAAATCAATCAGGAATTAAACGTGGAACCTGGGGATTTTATGCAAATAAATTTAAAAGTCTATTATTAGATGAAAGCGGTGATAGTATTCCTTTTTCTATATTTGCAAGCGGTGGCAATTCTAAACTTCCGTTCGTTAGCTTCTCAACGATACCAGGCGCAACTTGTCCAGGCGCTGGGGATTGCTTAAATGTTTGTTACTCGTTTAAAGCCTGGAGATATCCAGCAGCATTTTTTAGACAGCTTCAAAATTTCTACTTAATGAATTCAAAAAAGGGAAGGGATATTATAGCCGATGCATTTAAAGACCTTAAATTAAAAAAGGGAAAGTCTTTTCTCAACTTGCGTTTATACGTGGACGGGGATTTTAAAGATATTAATCATTTAACTTACTGGATGAACCTTTTATTTTTACGTCCAGAAATTAAAGCGTATGGATATTCTAAAAGCTGGAAAGAATTTTTAATTTATGATTCTCTAAAATTAACCTTTCCAGAAAACTATTTACTAAACCTTTCAAGCGGATCGATTCATGGTAAAGATGAACATTTAAAGGAACGCATTAAAAGTCTTTCTTGCGTACGGGGTGAATTTATAAATGTAGATATCCCAAAAGAGTTTGATGCGCCAATTGGAGCCAGGACAAGAGAATATAATAATGCCGTTAAAACTTCATTAGGTGATAGACGGGCTTTTGTTTGTCCTGGCTTATGTGGTTCGTGTACGCCCAACGGCCATGCTTGCGGTTCTGATCGTTTTAAAGGTGTTACAATTGCCATTGCTACTCATTAAATTAATTTATTAACCAATAACCTAACTAACTAAACAAAATGAAAAATCCATTAACAAGAACAAGAAAAGAGCTTGTTTTAAATCTCTTAAATTCCAAAGGTAAATATTATCCAAACTATTATTTGAATAGTTATTCATCATGGAAAAAAGGAGCCAATAAAGCGTTATTATTAGAGGACATTTTAATAGCTTTAAAATTAAAAAAGGGAAAACACTTTATAACTGGTAATGATGCGCCAAGGGGCGGTTATACGGGTAACTTTGTAAAAATTTTACCGCTTGGAAAAAAATTAAAAGTAATTAGAGAACTTAACCAACCAACCAAATAAAAAACAAAATGAAAATAACTAAAATATTGAAAAGACATTCACCTGGATGTTTTGATGTTGAAGACATAAACGGGAATTGTTTTCGTATCCAATTAGCTTATAAGATTGAAGAACAGTGGCAACGCTGGCAATCAGTGGCTAATAAATCTGACAAAATAAAAACACCTAATCACCAATAGAAAAAATGACAACTAAGAAAAATAATAATAATAGCAATTGTATTCATATTCTAGACTTTAAAAAGAAAAGAAAAAAAATGACAGAGTGTTTTTATTGTGGTGGGGATTGTCCTAATGATCACGCCCATGCATGCGATGGATACTTAGGAGATATAGATGATCTTTATAACCAAGAAGAAAAAAAACAACCCACTAAAGAAAAGATGAAACGTAGAACAATAAAAGTAACTCAAAAAGAATATAATTTATACGGCCACGTTTGTAGCGATGGTATTAAACGAGTTTTAAAATACTATCCAAACGAGGGAACTTGTTTAGTACCTTGCGAAATCATAAAAAAATAAATAACTAAACTAATTAACCTGGTTTTATCTAAAAAATAATTCCAGGTTTTTTTTTACTGAAAAATTAACTCAATCAAAAAAAATTCCCTTAATGCATTCGGGCATTCGGGCATTCGGGCAATATAAACCTAACCAATAGAAAACTAAACAAATGACAAATACAATAGACTTCAGATATCACCAAGGGCCATATCAACCTGATTGGTTTGATAGTGCAGATCCTTATCACTATAACATTACAAGTGGCACTAGTCCGTTTAATGAGTGGTACGCATTCGAGCATGACGAAGATGTTCACAAACTAGCTCACTCATTTGAGAGTCAATCTTTTATAGATGACTTTGTGTTTCTTGAAGATGAGAATAGATGGTATGATATCGATGATGTTAATGAGCATCTAAATGATGATGAATGCAGTTTTTCTTTTACTCCTAAACCTGGAACGTCTCCAGCCGATGCAAGGGCTATGTTAGAGGCTGAATCAAGATTCTAAAAAACCTACTTATGCACATTCTAAGACAACTAAGGCCAAACGGAATTCCGGTAATGTTTGAAGTCATTTACTTCAAGCATTCGGGCAAGGTTAAATCTTTTAAACAATATAACCTTAGTCCAGAACCAGGTGAAACAGAAGCTAGGTATGGGGACGTTAGCGATTTCACTATGGATAGTTTACGCAATCAAATAATAGGTGAACCAATAGAAATAGAAGCAGAAACGATAGAAGGACTTAACATTATAAACGACTTAATATGACAATAACAGAAAATGAAATAGATGAATTCATAGATTATTTTTACTCCTGGTATGGAGATAAACATCTTTATGATCTTAAAAAAACAAAACAACAATTGCAGTACGCTTGTATGGCCTACATTCTTTTATGTAAAGCTGGTGTTTATGATTGGGGAGGTGGTGACTCTATCGACCGGGAGAGAGTAAGGGATTTGTTTTTGTATCCGGTAAATCCTTTAGAATTTAAATCAAAATAACCAACACTCATTAATATTTATGAAAACAAAACAACCACTAACTCAAAAAACAAAAGAACAGATAAACAACGCATATGGATGCGAACTTACTTATCAAGTCAATGAGCTTATAGAAAAGGCTTTAAAAGGTGCTTCAGAAATTACAGGCTATCCACCGGACAAGCTAAAGAAACTAAAAAAGAACTATATAATCCGTTGGAGAAACATAATCATTTATACGTTAGTGCGTGAGTTTGATTGTCCACTTACAGAAGTGTTAGAGGCATTTGGGCAGCATGGGAAAGATGATGAAGTGATTGCTAAAATAACTATGGATGAATTCGATAGCATTCGGGCAACTGAGGGTAGGAGACATTTGTTGTTGCCTTATGTGAATCAGATTGTTGATTACATTGTACTTTAGCAGCAATGCCAAAAAGAGATATGATTGCATTACTTGTTATTATTTTGTGGGTAATTTTAAATGTATTAATACTAAGATTTTTTTCTGTTTGTGATGTTGACAAAGACATTGAGAGCAGAGAAGATAAGGAGTCATTGGATGCAAGCGATTTTTAGGCTAAATCATGGGCCTTTGGTAGGGTCGCTTGTCATTTGGTGTTAGGTTAAATTAGTGGGGGCAAGGAACGTTTAGTTCGTTTTCATTCCTTGTCCTCACTATAGTTAAATTTGACAAACGAACAAAATTGGTACTATTTTAGTACTGTTTACTACTCAACCTAACAATAACAAAACAAACCGAAAGGAGTTTTAAAAATGGCAACAAGACCTCAGTACAACAAGCGTGGTGAAATCGTATCTTATTTAGCAGATTTCATGTTTAAGGGGGAAAGATACAGGCAATATTTTAAGGATGAGAAGGCAGCATCTAATTGGGAGAACGAGAGCCGAGGTAGATTAAGGTATGGTTTAGAGGTAGAGGGTGTAAAGACTGTTACAAAAGCTCCAGGAACTAATATGACTGTTAGGGAAATGTTTGATCTTGTCCTGGAGAGAAAATGGAAAGGACTACCGAACTGGGACAATGGGTTTAGTCACTCGAAGATGTTTGAGAATGCATTCGGGCATAACTTTAAGATTGCTAACATCACTACAATAATGATTGATGATTTTGTTGAGGACTGTAGGCATTCGGGTAATGCTCCAGCAACCATCAAGTTAAAGTTGGCATCACTTAGCACTGCTATGACGTATTGTGTTGAGCGTGGATACCTTGATAAGAAACCAACATTTCCAAAGATAAAGGTAAAGAATGAGAGATTGGTTTTCTTTTCAAAGGAAGAAGAGATTGAGATATTGAGTTATCTTGAGGAGCAAGGTGAAGATTATTTTACGGACTTCTTTTCGTGGCAGATAGACACTGGTTGTAGACCTATTGAGTCAAGGCACATAAAGCCACATCATATTCGTAGGGATGAGCAGTTAGGGTATGTTGTTGATTTGTTTCATACCAAGAACGGAGACCAAAGGACTGTTCCGTTGACTCGAAGAGCTTTGTTAGCATACAAGAACAACGCACACAGAGAATATTTGTGGGCTGATTGGACTAAGGAAAGAATTCGGGCAGTGTGGGATAAGGTGCGAGAACACATGGGCAGAACGACTGACAAAAACTTTGTCTTTTATTTAACGAGGCATACTTGCGCTTCAAGGATCATTCAGGCAACTGGTTCGATTCCGTTGGTACAGCAGATGTTAGGGCATAAATCGTTGGAGCAATCAATGAGGTATGCTAAGTTAGCTCCACATAATTTAAGGCAAGCACTTTGCGCTTTAGACAATGCTCTGGAGTTGCCTGACAAAAAGGTGACAAATTTGTCTGAATATGCTGACAAATCTGAAAGCAAAAAGAAGGGAGAAAAACACGCCTAAAACCTTTATGGAAAACGATTACAGTAACAATGCGGCTGTGGTGAAATTGGTAGACACGCCAGATTTAGGTTCTCCGCATTCTTTTAACAACTCATCAAACTCAATCCCTGTAACGCTTTATCAGCCGACAAACGTGAATTTATGGTCTTTGGAAAGTCTTTGTAACTGACAAAATCCTGACATAAATCTAATAAAATTATGGATCAAAGTGAACTCAACAAAGAGATGTCTGAGATAGGCGTAGGACGTTTCAATGCACAGTGGGAGAGCGCGAGAGAACATGATGAAATTTCAAGAAGTAAAGCGGGACAGCGTATAATGCGTGAGTTGTTGCCTGAGTTCCACAAGAGAGTAAGACAATTACTCAAGAAAGGCCCAGGAAGACCGACAAGGTGGCAGGAGGATCTTAGAAAGTATGATGCAAAGAAAGCTGCATTCATATGTTTTAAGGTGGTGCTGGATGAGTTGCCTAAAAAGAAATCTTTAGCGTCACTAGCGTATGCAGTTGGCAAGCATATAGAGCGTGAGGTGATGTGTACCTATCTTGTTAAGACCAACCCAAAAGGTAAAGGAATTATCAAGGGAGCCAAGACAAGATCCAAGGCAAGTCAGTACAGGCACATTCAGTTGTCCATGAGGAACGAAGAAAAGAAGGAGGGCATGAAGAACTTCGATCACTGGGCTAAGAGAGACAGGTTATCTTGTGGTCTTAATTTAGTTGAGTTGTTGCGTGTGTCCACTGGACTGATTGAATATCTTTATATAAAAAAACACGCCAGAGGAAAGCTTATAAGATTTGTTGCAGCCACAAAAGAAACTCTTGAGTGGTTAGAGAACTTTAACACTCATCATAGTTTACTTGATCCTTTTTGGATGCCCATGATTGATCCTCCAGAAAACTGGGAGAACGTTTGGGATGGGGGTTATAAAGCAAGCGAAGAAGATGGGTTCCTTCCAGACTTTCCATTCATCAAAAGCTACGATAAAAAATTCCTGCGATCTATTGACCCAAAGAAGTTAGAGGTTCCAATGGATGCTGTTAACCTTATTCAGCGTACGCCTTGGGAAATTAATCAGAATGTCCTGGCTGTTATATTGTGGGCATGGGACAACAATGTTGAGGTTGAGGGATTACCTTCAAAAGAAGATGAAGAGCTTCCACCTTTTCCCATTGATGCTGATGAAAACAGAGACTCAAGAAACGCATGGGCAAAGATAGCCAGTAAGATTCACCGCAGGAATTTATCAACAAGATCCAAGAGGATGTTGACTACAAAGGTGGTTTACCTTGCAGAGAAGTTTGCAGGAGAACGAATCTTTTTGCCATGCAATGTAGACTTTAGGGGGCGTGTTTATTATGCGCCTACATTCTGTAATCCTATGGGGAATGATTTATCTAGGGGGTTGTTACAATTTTGGAGAGAGGAAAAGGTACGCAACAAAGAGGAAGCTAGATGGCTTGCAATACATGGATCTAATTCCTATGGCAACGACAAGGTATCTTTAGCTGATCGAGAGCAGTGGGCATATGACAATGCCGACATGATTAAGTCTATTGCTATCGATCCTATAGGTGACTTGAGGTGGATACAAGCTGATGCACCTTTTAGCTTTCTGGCTTTTTGTTTTGAGTGGAGAGTGTTTCTTGAGAAGGGAAAACTAAAAACAAAGATTCCGGTAATGATGGACGCAACAAACAATGGGTTGCAGTTATTATCAATCCTTACAAGATGCGAGTATGGATGCGCAGCGACCAACGTAACACCAAGTGCTGAAGACATTCCTGCTGACATCTATACGACTGCAAGGTTGCGTTGTGAATCCTACATGAGTGAAGATGCCAAGAAGGGACATCCTTTTGCTCAAGCCTGGTTGGATTACGGCATTGATAGGAACTGTTTAAAGCGTCCAACAATGACAAAAGCTTATGGGCTTACGGAGTACTCATGTAGGCAGTATGTCCTTGATTGGTTTGAGGACAAGATACATGGCGATGATTGCCCTAGTCCCTTTTGTGAAAAGGAATACTACAAGGCAGTGCATTATCTTTCATCGAATGTATGGAGAGCTATCGAAGAGATTCTTGATCTTCCCAAGCAGTGTATGGATTGGTTTGTTGAGGTTGCACAGATTGTTAGTGCAGAAGGAAGACCACTTCAATGGACAACACCTAGTGGTTTTATTGTTAAGCAGGACTACAAGAAAGTTAAAGAGAACAAGATTAGTACTTGGATTACAGGACAAGCAATCCATGTAAACTTCCAGGACAGTACCAATACATTGAGCGTTGTTAAACAGAAGAATGGAGTAAGTCCAAATACAATTCACTCATATGATTCAGCTTTGTTACACAAGGTTGTATGCGAAAGTAACAAGCTTGGTTTGTATGATTTCTGTATGATCCATGACTCATTTGGTACTCACTCAAATAAAGCACAGTTACTTGCAGACACTATAAGATCTGAAGCAGTTGATATGTTTACTCCTGATTTATTGCGTGAGTGGTTGAGTGAGATAAGAGAACAAAACCCTGACTTAGAATTTCCAGAGCCACCTGAGTATGGTTCAGCCGACATCTCATTGATACGAGATAGTCCGTACTTCTTTTCCTAAAAGGAAAACTTAAAGAAATAAATAAACATAAATAAAAAATAGAAAGACATATAGAAAATGAAAATACATAAGTTAACCACACCAATCGGGAAGGCGTTTTATCCAAAGCTCCAGCCCGATTATAAATGGGACGAGAACGGACAGTATTCTTGTAAGATTCACATCGAAGATGAAGGAGAGTACAACGAGTTTGCTGCAAATGTAGATAAACTTGTGGAGGCTTCTTATAAAGAAGAGCTAGTCAAGCAAGGCAAGAAAAAGTTAAAGCAATTTAACACTCCTCCTATCCGTATCACTGATGAAGGTGAGAACGAAATTTACGCAAAGCAAGTAGCAAAGAAGCAGACTGCTAAAGGTGAGCGTACGTTTTCTATCGGCATCTATGATAGTCAAGGCAACAAGCTACCAGCCGATACAAATTGTGGTAGTGGATCAACGCTTAGAATGAGTGTTGATCTAGTAACTTGGTATGTACCTGCCCTTGGGTTTGGATACAGTCTTAGGTTAAGAGCAGTACAGATCATTGAGTTGGTTGAGTACAGTGGTGGTGGAGACAACGCAGAGTCCTTTGGATTTGAAGAAGTCAAGGGAGGCTTTGTTGGTGATGCAGATGAAATAAAAAATAACGAGAATGAGAAAAGCGAAGAAGCGAGTAAAGAATCGTCGAGTGCAGTTCCGTTCTAAGTTTGAAAAGGATACAGCCCTCTCCCTTAAACGGGAGGGGGTTAACTTTGAGTACGAGACTTTGAAGATCAGTTACACCAAACTGGCAACGTATACACCTGACTTTATTTTTCCCAATGGCGTGATCATAGAAGCCAAGGGATTTTTCAAGCCGAGTGATAGGACTAAGCATATTTTAATTGCTGAACAGACCAATTACGATATCAGATTCCTTTTTCAAAACGCATATAACCGACTCACCAAAAACAGTAACACGACATACGCAAAGTGGTGCGATAGGCATGGCTTTATGTGGTGTCATAAAAGGATACCGACTGAATGGACAACAATGACGCAGGATTCATAGAAACACATTTACCCTGTCCTGATTGCAACAGCAGTGATGCTTTGTGTGTAAATGAAAACGGAAGCACCAAGTGTTTTAGTTGTGGGAAGTACACTCTGGCCAAAAACGAAACAACCAAACCAATATTAGAAATGAAAACGAAAAGAAAAGAAAACGATAATTTTTTATATGGGGATTTGTTACCCATAGCTCCTAGAGGGATACACCTCGATACCTGTAAGAAGTATGGTTACTACGTTGGTGACTACAAGGGAGAGAGAGTTCACATAGCCAACTACAGAAACTTTGAAGGTGAGTTAGTTGGTCAGAAGATAAGAGACAAAGACAAAAACTTTGAGATAAAGGGGAACATAACTGATTGTTTCTTTGGTCAGCATTTGTGGCCTAACGGAGGCAAGAAGTTAATTATTTGTGAGGGCGAAATAGACTGCTTAACAGTCAGCCAATTGGGGTCTAACAAATATCCTTGCATCTCAATTCCATCAGGAACTAACAGTGCCAAGGGAGTCTTTAAGAAGAACCTAAAGTGGTTAGAATTGTTTGACGAAGTAGTCATCATGTTTGACATGGACGAGCCAGGACAGAAGGCAATGAGTGAGTGTGTTGGTATTCTTCCTCCTGGAAAAGCACTCATAGCAAAGCTTCCTGGAAAAGATCCTAATGAGTTATTGATGCAAGGCAAAGCACAGGATGTTGTTAGGGCCATGTTTGATGCGAAGAAGTGGAGTCCAACAAACATCATTGATGGTGCAGATTTATTTGAACGTATTTCCACAGTCAAAAAGAATGATTCAGTTCCTTATCCCTTTCCAGGTTTAAACCTCAAAACAAAGGGCCTTCGCAAAGGTGAAATCTCTCTGTTTTGTGCAGGAAGTGGTGTTGGAAAGTCACAAGTCTGTAGGCAAATTGCTCACCATCTACTCACAACAACAAAAGATAAGAAGGTAGGCTACATTGCACTTGAGGAAAACATAGAGAGATCTGCGCAAGGTGTTCTTGGACTTGAGCTAGGAAAGCTATTGCACCTTGATGAGTTTGTTGTTGATGACAAGTACAGAGCAGCCTTTAAGAAAACTGTTGGCTCTGGAAGGTTCTTTCTCTACGACCACTGGGGTTCTCTTAATACCGACCAGTTACTTTCGCACATTCGTTATTTAGTAAAGGCACTTGGAGTTGAGTACGTGGTTCTCGATCACATCTCGATTGTAGTGAGTGGAATGAGTGAGTCAGAGATGGGTAATGAAAGAAGAGCTATTGATGTTCTGATGACAAAGCTAAGAACACTTGTTGAAGAATCAAACTTTGCACTTATACTTGTCAGCCACCTAAAGCGACCAGAAGGGAACCGAGGGTACGAAGATGGAATCATGCCTAACCTATCAGCACTTAGGGGCAGTCAAGCCCTCAGTCAACTAAGCGACATTTGCATAGCCCTCAGTAGGGATCTTCAAGGTGAAGATAAAAATACAACAAAGCTATCTGTTTTGAAGAATAGGTTCAGTGGGGACACAGGACTTTGCAGCCACCTTGAGTACTGCCAGAGAACAGGAAGACTAACCGAAACAGAAATATCAGAAGAATTTTAGATGTGGATAATACCGAAGAACATATCAGACACCTTTCACTTTGCAGTGGATACGAAGGAATTGGGATTGGACTCCGAAGAGTTTTCCCAAACGTGCGAGAAGTCGCTCATGTGGAGATCGAAGCCTTCGCAATCGCCAACTTGGTTGCGAAGATGGAAGAGAATAAAATATCTCCAGCACCTATCTGGACGGATCTTAAAACCTTCCCATACGAAAAGTTTCTTGGACAAATTGACATCCTCTCTGGGGGATTCCCATGCCAACCTTTTTCCCATGCAGGAAGCCGAGAAGGAGTTGAAGACCCAAGACACCTCTACCCCTACATCAGCGATGGAATCGGAAGATGTAGACCAAGACTTGTTTTCTTGGAAAACGTCGAAGGAATCATCAGTTCCAAAACAGAGGCAGGACGAAGTGTTCTGCTCCATGTCCTCCAAGACTTGGAAAGCATGGGTTACATCGCAGAGGCAGGAGTATTCTCAGCGAGTGAAGTTGGCGCACCTCACCAAAGAAAAAGAGTGTTTATCTTGGGCTACTCCAGCTTCAAGGGATCACAAGGGAACAAACTCAATCGAACACATTATGGGGAAGACAGCGAGCAAAAGGGGCCACATGGGTCAGTTACCAAATGCAGTACTCAAAGATGGCCTTCTAGACCAGGAGAATCCCAACACGACTGGGAAGAACCAAGGACAACACCTAAACCCAAACTGGGTGGAGCAACTAATGGGGCTTCCAGTAGGGTGGACAGACTTAGGCTCTTGGGAAACGGAGTCGTACCCCAAACAGTAGAGGTAGCATTTAGAACATTAAGTAAGAGAATAGAAGAAAGAATAAAATTAATATGAGTTACAAATATAACATCCTAATCAGTGACATAGAAACGAACGCAATAAAGAACTGGCAGACACTTGATGGTCTTGATCGGTTACATTGCTTCACAGTTATAGACCCTACAACAAGTGAGTTGTTTGAGTTTAATACAATGAAAGAGAATATTGATGAAGGTTTAAAGATGCTACAGGAAGCTGAGTATGTTTGCTTTCACAATGGCATAGGCTTTGATGCTCCTGCACTCTATCGATTGTATGGAATACGCTTCAACAAAATTGTGGACACAATGCTTATGGCAAAGGTGTTGTTTCCTGACATAGGTGATGAAGATGACAAGAGAGGATACGAGAAAGGTTTTCCTAAGAAGTTGCGAGGATCTCACTCACTCAAAGCTTGGGGTCTTCGTATTGGTGTGCATAAAGATTCACATGGTGAAGATGAGGACTGGGAAAACTTTAGTCCAGAGATGCAGACCTATTGCAACCAGGATGTAAGGACAACGTTAGCACTCTACAAGCATCTTCTGGAAAACAGTACATCCCCCAAGTCCCTTGTTATTGAACATGAGTTTGCAAAGCTCATCAGAGTGCAAGAGATGAACGGGTTTCCATTTGATGTTGATAAGGCCAAGGAGTTTGCAAAGGAACTTATGGTACGTCGGGTTGAGATAGAGAACGAGATGCAAGAGGTGTTCCCTCCGAAGGTAGAGACGATGAAGAGTGTTACTGGTTGGAAGGTTGAGGTAGACGGCATCGAGTACACTGGCAAGACTAAGGTTGCGTTGAAGGGTCAGCTAAAGAAGGCAGGTCTGAAACAAAACATCAGTGATCTTGCAGAGAAGATGGGAAACAAAACAAAAACAATTCCCTTTAACCCAGGAAGCCGAGATCAGATTGCTGAAAGACTTATGGAAGCTGGATGGAAGCCAGCAGCGTATGAAGGCAAGCGACCAGAGATAAATGAGGGAGTGCTTAGAAAGATAAACACAAAGGAATCTCTTAAACTTCTTGAGTATCTGTTGTTACAGAAACGTCTTGGAATGTTAGCGGAAGGAAGACACGCTTGGTTGAATGCTGTTACGGATGAAGGGAGGATTCATGGTAGTGTTAACACTGCTGGAACTATTACTGGAAGGTGTACACATAACGCACCAAACCTCGGACAGATTCCTGCGGTACGTTCGGAGTACGGAAAGGAATGCAGAGAATTGTTTACTGCTCCAGAGGGAAAGGTTCTTGTAGGTTCTGATGCTTCCCAACTGGAACTTAGATGTCTTGCACATTACCTGTTTCCTTATGACTCTGGTAAGTATGTTAGAGAAATCCTAGAGGGTGACATTCATACAGTTAATCAGAATGCTGCTGGGTTGCCTACAAGAGATCAGGCTAAGACATTCATCTACTCACTCATATATGGTGCTAGTGATACTAGGTTGGGTGAGTCAGTTGGTGGAGGAAGACCACAAGGAAAGAGACTAAGAAATTCTTTTATGTCCAAGATGCCAGCCTTCAAGAAACTGCTAAGTGATGTTGAAGATTCTGCAAAAAAACATGGGCATCTTACAGGCATTGATGGCAGGGTGATTAGATCAAGATCAACACACTCACTACTCAACTTCCTATTGCAGAGTTGTGGTGCTGTTATAATGAAGCAGAGTCTTATTGAGTTTGCTTTAATGGCTAAACATCCTTACGAGATGCATGCAAACGTACATGACGAAGTTCAGTTCTCATGCGATGAGGAACACGCAAAGGATCTTGGAAGAACTTTTGTAGCTGCAATGGAAAAGGCAGGGAAGACCCTTGGCATCAAGTGTCCTATTGATGGTGACTTTAAGATTGGTAACAACTGGGCAGAGACACACTAAGAATTATGAAGAAAAGAACAGCAGTAATAGATGCCGACATGGTGATATGGAGAAGTTCATTCGCATCGGAACGTGAAATAAAATGGGACGATGACATATGGACACTCCAGTCAGACATGGATGAGATGAAGTCGATTGTTGATGAGACTATTGATTACATTCAAACAACAACAGAAGCAGATGATTACTTCATGGTGTTCTCTGACAAACGAAACTTTAGGTACAAGATATTCCCAGAGTACAAGGCTAACCGAAAGGACAAAAGAAAACCTCTCGGACTGAAGGCATTGATGGAGTGGTGCTTTGAGGAACACAACGGCATATGCAAGAACAACCTGGAGGCTGATGATGTTGTTGGCATGATGTGTTGTGGAAGAGATGATAGGGTAGCAGTCAGTGGAGACAAGGACTTTGGCACTCTTAATTGTGAGTGGTTTAATTTTTTAAAAGCAGAGACAAGTCACACAACTCTAGAGGAAGCTAACTATAATCATCTAGCACAATCTTTATCTGGTGATAGTGTTGATGGGTTCTCTGGTGCTTCTGGTATAGGCCCAAAGACTGCAATGAAACTATTAGATAAGCATGGAGCAACCTGGCAGACAGTTGTGGATGCTTATGAATCAAAAGGACAAACAGAAGAGGACGCTTTGCTGAATGCAAGGTTGTCTTACATCCTGAGAAGCCCAAAAGAATATAATGAAAAAGAAGGAGAAGTAAGATTATGGATGCCAAAATAATTGAAAGAAAGCCGTTACCTGACAGTGGTGGACGCACTGAATTTGAAACAGGAAGTGTTCGAGATGCTTGTGAAGGCAAAGGAATACCATCGCTTATACCTGTATCTGCATTGAGAGCCGTTGCAAAACGATTTGAAGATGGAGCCTATAAGTATGGAAGGGACAACTGGAAAAAAGGACAGCCACTTAGTCGATATGTTGACTCAATCAATAGACACCTTTGGGATTATCTTGATGGGTGTGAAAAGGAAGATCATCTAGGCGCAGTGATATGGAATGCGATGTGTTTACAACAAACTGACAAGTGGATTACTGAGGGCAAGTTACCCAAGGAATTAAGGGATATTTAATTTATGACTGTATATGAAGAAATAAAACACAAAAGTAATGGATAAACCCTTTCCAATTGTGTCGAGTGAGTTGGTGAGTAGACTCGACGAAATATTCCCACCAAAAGAATTTAGTCCAAAGGATGATCTGCGAGATATGGATTATTACTTTGGTCAGCGTAACATCGTAAACTATTTGCGAGCAAAAAACGCAGAACAAACAGAAAATATTTTAACAAACATTAAAGAATAGATAATATTATGTGCTTCGCTAGACCAAAAATGCCATCGCCTTCGGTTGTTAATCAACCAGCACCTATGGCCCCACCACCACCAACGCCACTTGCCGAGGAGGTAGAGGACAAAAAGAAAAAGAATAAAGGTATGGGAGCAAAGAGAACAGGCACATCTTCACTAACAATTAGAAGACCTTCAGTGAACCTTCCTAGCGGAGGAAGCGGAGCAAACGTAAACTATTAAAAATTAAAAGAGATAAATCAAATGTCATCATACATAACAAACGTAAACATCGCTAGCTCTGGTGCTTTAGATAATAACGGAAACGGAGTGCTAAACTCAACAACTACTCCAAAGATCAACAAACTAAAAGGAGGCACTTATTGTTTCCTAGCTTCTGGAGCTATCCCTGCTTCGGGCTGTACAATTACTTTGCAGCAGAAAGTAGGAGGAAACTACGTGGATGTTGGAGACGATGCGGTTCTCACTGGCCCAGGAGGTTGTGTGTTCACTACTTCGCAGTCCGATGTTCAAGTAGTCATTGCAGGAAACAACGCAGTAGCTAACAGTATCGATATCGTTATAGCACCAGTACAGTAAAAACATAAAACATGGCTAGAAAACTAGTAGCAACCCAGGATAATACCTCGACAAGCAGTCAAACAGAACCCTTGTCAAGAGCAGTAGCAAGACCTATTTTTGGTGAATCAGTTCTAGCCATAGACTACAACTTTGCGGATAAGGATTACCTCGATGACGATATAACATTCAGCCGTGCGAGTAACGCAACTTACGTGGGGTCTGATGGGTATATTAAGACTGCTGGGAATAATGTCGCTCGATTCGACTACGACAAAGACAGCAACAGCAAGGGTCTTCTGATCGAGGAGGCACGTACGAATCTTATTCCTTACAGTGAAAACTTTGCTCATGCGGATTGGGTTAAAACAAATACCACGATAGCTACTAGTGGTGAGACAGATCCAAGTGGGGGTACAGGAGCCTATAAGATGGTGTCTGATAACGCTACTGAACAGCAGTATATTTATGACAATATGTCTTTTACGTCTGGCAGTAATTATACAATTTCTGTCTACGTCAAACCATCAGGAAATGACTTTGTTAGGCTCGGTCTAGGAGGGGGTGCTTTTGGGGGAAACACTAGAGCATTTTTTAATTTAGCAACAGGGCAAGTAGCAACGACTAAAGCGCAAGTTATTAGCGCAGGAATTGAAGAGTGTGGTAATGGGTGGTTTAGAATCCATGCAACGGCTTTAGCAACAGTTACAGCTTCAACACAGGCTTATATCTTTTTAGCAAGTGCTGACGATACAGACAACAACACTGGAGATGGACAATCAGGAACAATACTGTTTGGCTCACAAGTAGAGCAGGGTTCCTTCCCAACATCGCTCATACCAACCTACGGAGCTTCTGCAAGTCGTGCTGCTGACATAGCGAGTGTTTCTGGTACAGCGTTCAGTCGATTCTATAA